CAATAAGAGAGAAACCGGAGTTATTAGAAGAGTTTTCTGTCATCAGATCTTTTGTGCGACGAGGTTCGGTAGGAAGCTTTTTCTTATCTCGTACCTTCAGGGCTTCTTCCTTAAGAACAGTACGTTTCTTTTCTTGACCTTGCCTATAAAGATCTAAAATATAATTGAAATTTTCATTAATGAACTTAATATCCTTGCCATGAAGCATGCGTTTCATATGAGAAGCTTCAGCTTCCGGCAGCTTGGCAGTCCTGGATTCAATCAAAAGATTAGCCTCGGAATTATAAAGAGATTCTTCAAGCCGCTGGTTTTCTTCTTTAAGCTTTTTAATATAAGAAAGAGCTTTGGTCATTTTTTCACGAGCTTCAAGAATTGGGCCGGAAATAGATTCCTTCATCAAAGCGGAATCAACACCAAGCTGAGTGCGAAGGCCTTCAAGAACAATGCGGGCTGTATTATTAAGGGCAGCCTCTTTGATAATAGAATAATCTACAATATTGCCAATTTTAGATTCAATGAATCGTTCGATATTTTTGGCAAGGGAAGCTTTGAACTTTTCAGCATCTGTTCGAAGAGCTTCAGTATATTTGGCTTTAATTGATTCAAGCAAAGCCTTATCCTTTGCATCTTTCTTCTTAAGAAGATTAACCAACTTTACCTTATGGTTTTCATCAATCTGCTTGACGAGTTCTAAAATTCGCTTTTCAGCTTCATCGTCATATTGATGAAGTGCAGATTCTACTTGAATTTGAACCTGCTTGTCAAATTCTTTTTTAATATCGGCAAGATCGGCTTCCGATAAAACATTTTTTAAACTTTCGGGAATTTTCATATTCTATTATTAAAATAAGTCGGTTTCGCGTTCAGCCTTTTTAAGCTTCTTGGCGATATTTTTCTTAACGATGGTTTTTAGTACAGAAGCGGCAGATTTGGCGTCTTCTTCTAAAATTGCCTGTACAAAAGATAAGCAATCTTTATCTAATTGTTTTACTTTCTTTGTTTTCTTAGACATAAGGTTATTTACGATTTGTAGTAATTTCGTTAAAGCTCTTAAGGAAGTCAATCACTGATCGTTTAATATAGTCGTTTCGGTCTCCAATTGGAAGATTCGTAAATTTCTTACTAGTATCATCGTAAAGTTTTTCCATTCGAATAGAACCGTCAGATTCACAAACAAACTGGGCAGACTCTAAAATACCGTCTACATAGGCGCTCGAAAAACTTGGATCCGAAACCGCATCTATGGCGACCATGCGCAAATTTGAAACTCTTGAATATCCTTCAGATGTTTCTGTCAGCTGACCAAGACAGCGAGAAGACATACCAACTTGAACGCCATTATTAAGGAGAGATTTCAAAAGATCGCCTTTAGGCGTACCAACTAAAACTTTAGACTTGCCGTACCAAACATTATTATCTTCCTTTAATTCAACAACCAAATGGCAAGCGGCTCCAAGATCAACTGAAGCAGATTCGGGGTGATTTAATTCTCCAAGTGCACGCCCAAATTTAATCTTTTCTTCAGTATAGCGATTAACTTCGCGGCGAAGTTCTTCAGCTGGATATAAACGATTATTTCTATTAATAATTTCAGAACCAAGATAAGGACCAGTCAAATATAAAGCCCGTTCTTTGTGAAGACTTTCTTCTTCATATAATATTTGTAAAGGATCCATTCGGGAAGGATCAGGCATTTCACAAATTAATTTATAAGGGGTTGTTGAAACCATACTTTATTAATAATTAAACTTATTTACGTATGAACAACTAATTT